CACCACAGGTAGTCAAGGCACCACAGGTAGTCAAGGCACCACAGGTAGTCAAGGCACCACAGGTAGTCAAGGCACCACAGGTAGTCAAGGCACCACAGGTAGTCAAGGCACCACAGGATTTCAAGGAAATGCTGCCAACGTACAAGGTTTCCAAGGTTTTCAAGGATTTGTAGGTAATCAAGGCAGTACTGGACCCACAGGACCTATTACAGGAGTCACAGCAGGAAGCTATCTAACAGGCGGAGGAAGTAGTGGTACAGTAACATTGAATGTAGATGCTACATCAGCTAATACTGCTAGTAAAGTGGTAGCTCGTGATGGTAGTGGTAACTTCAGTTGCGGAGTAATGACGGGAACAGCCACAGCAGCAAGATATAGTGACTTGGCAGAAAACTATGTTGCTGATAATGCCTATGAACCAGGCACAGTATTAATGATTGGTGGAGAATATGAAGTTACCCTTGCTATTAATGAAACAACAAGACTAGCAGGTGTGATAAGTACAGCACCAGCACACTTGATGAATAGCGATTGCGCTGGTGAACACGTAGTAGCTATTGCTCTACAAGGACGAGTTCCTTGTAAGATACGTGGATCAGCGCTTAAGGGTGATATGTTGATCAGTGCGGGTGATGGTTATGCTAAATCAGTAGGCACTAATGAACCAAAACTAGGACAGGTAATAGGTAAAGCATTGGAAAATTTTAACGGAGACGAAGGTGTAATTGAAGTAATGGTAGGCAGGTTATAATGGCAATAAATTGCGTAGGTGGTTTACCATCAAACATAGAAGGTTATCAAATACAAGGTGCCCAAGGAATACAGGGTATACAAGGCGCACAGGGTACACAAGGGTTACAAGGGCTTAAAGGACCAACAGGATTACCTGCTCCTTCCTCAACCTATACACCAATTGGATCAGCACCAACTAGAACTGCTAATGGTAATGTAGCATTTGATCCTGTATCAGGTGGTAGTTACAGTTGGTCTGATATTGAAGTTGATTATAGTGCTCACATAGATGAAGTTATAAATCAATTACATAGATTGAATGATACACATTGGTCTATTAAAGAGTTAATGGAAGTTCTAGTAACACAAGTTACACAAATCAGAACTGATCAAGACATAATGGCTCAACAGCAAACATTAATGGCCATACATCAAGCTAATATGGATGTCAGCTTAGCCAGTATCAGAGATAATCATGACCTAATACGCATTGTACAAGAACATATGCGTAAGTTAGCTGATACTACAGGTATCACCACAAGAAGTCCATATGACTATTTGTATACCTATAGTGCTGTTCGTGGATTAGAAATAGACGGAATCAGTGTAGGACAAGCAATTAATACATTTAATGGCCTACCGGCACAAACATTGGCCAGCCCACCACCAAGTCAAACACCTCCACCAGCCAGTCAATTAATGTGGAAAGGTATTTGGGATGAAACAAAGACCTATATGAAGGACGATATTGTTTTTCATAGTGGTAAAGCATATACAGCAGTAAGGAAGAATGTAGGTTCTCCACCAGATGATAATAAGATATGGAAATCTGTTGTGGATATGGATGTTATCAAGTCTGAAGAACCAAAAGAAGTTTGGAAAGGAACATGGAACAAAGTTACTAATTATCCTGCTGGTAGTATTGTAATTTTCAAGGATGGATTAGACGAAGAACACGTAAACAGTCTAAATGATCTATTGAATAGCACTGCCGCATCTACAATTTATAAGGCATATGATAATATTCCTGCCTTTATCACATCCAATATCAAGCCCACTGATCCACCTGACGCAGCAGGACATCGTTGTTGGCTCCCAGTAGATTATGAGGAAGAAGCATTTGACGAATGTGCTACAAGTGAAGTCAAAGGTATTCAAATTGTCAGCATGTCTGGTGATTTCACTTGTCCGGATAATAGCTTAGGTAAATTACAAATTGATGCTCCTGTAGTAGTTAGGAAAATATGCTACAAGATTGATGACTTTGTACAAATGTACAAGGGAACTTATTCTACAAGCGTATATAAGGCCAGAGCAGAAGAAATTATACCTTTGTATACTGGTAATAATGAATATACTACTAGTGGTGGGGATACTCGTTATGCTATAGCACGTAATCCAGATCACGCAGGCTTGGGCTATTGGACTACACTGAGCTTACAGCAAGGTTGGTCAGCCTCTAGTACAGAATTAGTAACAGCGTTTTTTAGTTCTTTAGATTCAATACCTAATTATACAAGACATTTGACAGCAGAAAAATCATTTGATACTACTGGTAATGGTTGTGGCTTTTACGCTGATCCTGATAATTGGAGCGCAGGTAATAGTCAAACATTTAATTGGACCAGTAGAACTGTTCCTAATACTGTAGGTGTAGGACATCCAGCTTGGGGTCCTAAGATGTTTGAGTACGCTATATGGGACGCTCCTAATGTGTATAATCCTATATGGAGACCGATCAGTGGAAATGATGGTGTACATAATATAGGAATTAACAAAACAATAAAAATTAGTATATTGGGTGGGCCTCCTAATACAGTGGTACAAATAGCTAAATCAGCCAATGTGAATAACTTCTTTGGTACAGGCTATGTCGCAGGAACAGTATTGAGTGGAACTATAACTTTAGACAGTGAAGGTAAGTTTGAGGATGCTACACAGTTTTATCCTATCATAGGAGTAGCAAGTTATACAGCAACATTTGATAGCACAAAAACTGTGCTCAATGGATATACTAGAACATATACTGTAAATGTTTTTGAAAGTTATCAAGAGCCACAAATACCTAGTGATCCTAAAAATTCCAGTTATGACCTTGTAAAACAACTTAATGTTGGTTACGAATTTAGCAGAGAAACTGTAATTAATTTCCCATTTGATGCTACGTATATCTTCCAAGGTTGGGTTGATAATTGGGGTAAAGTCACATTAGATGGTGAAACTGTTTTAGATTTTAACAACAACTTTTTAGTAACTAGTGAACCAGCATTGAAAGCGGTTCCTGTCAAAAAGGGAAATCATGTTATAAAATTATTTGCCATAAACTATGGGCCACAAACAGAGGGTAATCCAGGTGGTATAGGATTGAGTATTAGTAGTGGTGGTATAGGGAAAATTATTGATCATCCTTCAATTAAAACCTATAAGATTAAAACTACAAATGGAACCAGTAATTTTAGGTTAGTAAATTTAAATGGATCTGACATATCCACCATTCCTGGATCAGCAGATGGTTATATTTTTAATTTAGAAAAAGTAGAACCCAATGCCAACACCACAGAGGTTGAGTTTAAAGGATGTTGGGAAGATTGTACCATATATGAAGTTCATCAAATGGTATTACATAATGAAAAAACTTGGGTAGCAACAAAAACTAATACAGGAAATGAACCTAACGAAAACAGCAGATATTGGCGTACAATAACTACCGAAGAGGCTGCTTTTATTGATGATCCTCCAACATGGAAAGGTGCTTGGAACGATGAAACAACCTATGTTAAACATAGTATTGTAAGTTTCAAAGATGAGTCTTGGATCTGTAATAAGCTAGTAAGCAGTGTTCCAACTCCTCCACCACCAGATGAGACTCCTAATGATTGGAAGATTGTAGATGATGATGGAATACGTTGTCAAATGCCATTCCAAGAGTATGTAGAACCTCCAGTAACACCAGTAGAAGAAGATACTACCTTAACTTATAAAGGAACATACAGTGCTGATGAAATTTATCAGCCTTTTGATGTAGTTGACACTATTACAGATGACTTAATATTTTTTGATCCGCCCAGAATACCTAGATATGAGGATATTGAAAGTATTTTAATAGATGAGGAAATGCCTACTGTACCATCTTATGATGAGCTAATACCTTATGAAATAGGGGATATTGTATTATTTGATCCAGAGGATAGCACACCATTATCTTATTATATAGCGGGTAGACCAATTCTGCCAAATATTGCTAACAGCCCATCAAACAATCCTACAGCATGGATAAGACTAATTCCTGAATTATTGCCAGTTGGCGAAACATATGATCCTAACGATGTTGTTCCTCGAGATGATAAGTTGTATATGGCTACAATACCTACTACTGATCCTCCACCTGGAACAGGTGAGCCACCTGTATTAGGATGGGTAGAAATATTACCTACCGGAATAAAAAATCCAGAGCCATATACTGATCCAAATAATCCTGATCCAAATAATCTAAGTCCCTTATGGAAGGATATATCAGAATATACTGCGGGTCCAGCTGTGAATTTTGTAGGTCCCTGGGATTGGCGTACATATTATAGCGCTAATGATGTAGTCCTATTCTGTAACATATTATACAAGGCTGTGGCCCCGTCAATTGGAGCAGTACCTCCCTATAATATTACTGAGATAGCAGATACTACATATTCTGAAGTAAAATGGATCAAACTTGAAATCGTTATAGGAACCTAATATGCCAGCGTGTAGTAGAAAAAATGGGGTAGATAGAATAAGCACTAATCATTCTTGTACTCCCATTACTGTGACAAACGAAGGTAGTAACAATGTTTTTGTTAATAATATAGGTGCGGTTAGACTTGGCGATAAAGAAAAGTCTCATACTGTAAGAAAAGGAAAACATTGTCCACTACATGCTTTACCATTGACCAAAGCCAGTAGCACTGTTTTTGTTAATAATCGAGGTATGGGAAGAGTAGGTGACAGATATGTGTCCGAAGTACTGATATCAGGTAGTCCTAATGTTTTTGCGGGGGGTTAGAACAAAACCTAGTAAATAACATATATACACATAGGATATGTTATGTACGATAAACCAGCTGTAAATTGTTCAGTTTATACCGGCGTTAAAGAATTATTAGAACTTAGACTTAGATACTTATATGATAGATTTGATCTTTTTATCATAGCAGAAGCAGATTACACACTTTCAGGAAACCCCAAACCATTAACCTTAGAACAAGACCTTGTTAGTTTAGGTATTCCTATAGATAAGGTACAAATTGTACAGGTAAGGAAACACGATTTACCAAAGTTTGGTGAAACTGTAGAAGAAAGATATGATTGGCTATTTGACTGTATGCGTAAGCATATACCTCAAAATAGCATTGTATTTGTAAACTATGAAGATGAAATTCCCAACTACGGTTTTGTAGATTACTATCGTAGTATAAGCTATAATAGTCCTGTACATAATATTAGATTACCCCTAGCACATCTAAGCGGACATAGTGCTTGGCAACTACAGGCAGTGAGTGGGGAAATGGTACAAAATCGTCAAGGCTATGTTTGCCGTAGCGAACACTTTACCATTTATAGTTTGAGTGACTTTCGTAGAGAAAAAACACGAGATGGCAAGTGGACTTGGGTCGATTTCCCTGGAATGTATTTACAGGATAATAACGAAATACAAGATGCGGGATGGAAGTTCCAGTGGATGGGAAAGCGTGAAGATAAGTGGAAGATATACGCAGATAGCCACTTTTACAGTGAACATAGCGCATTAGGACATGAACTACGTAAAAATTATATGGAAACATTTGTGCCTACAGATATGGGTCAAGATCCTGTAGCAGTACGTGATCATCACCTCAAGCCATACAATATAGATAAACTTCCGCCTATAGTTAGAGATACTGATAAGTTTAGAGATTTTTTCTTACCTACATTAGAGGGTGTTCATCAGGCATTGATATTCAGTTTTCCGCAAATGAACGGTATTACTATGGGGGCCAAGAAAAAGCCAAGATTATGGATTGTTGAGGATTTTTATGATGATCCAGCTAGTGTACGTGAATTCGCACTGAATCAAACTTATTACGATGATCCTGGGTTTATTGGAAAACGTACTAGACAGCAGTTTTTCTTTCCAGGGATGAAAGAGAAGTTTGAACAGATTATGGGTATGCGTATTACCAATTGGGAAAGTCATGGAATGAATGGACGTTTTCAGCATAATGTAGCAGGTGAAAGTATTACATGGCATACTGATTTTCAAAAGTTTGCCGGGTTAATATATCTCACGCCAGATGCTCCATACAGCGCAGGCACTAGAATGGCAGCATATAAACCAAACCGTGTGCGTCATTGTAGTGATCCACGTATTATGGACTGTTTTAATCAAATCACTTTCTTAGATGGTACACTATATGAGGATGTTGATGTAGTGGGTAATGTGTATAATCGTTTGGTTATCTATGATGGCGGACTTATTCATGCTGCCAAAGAGTATTTTGGCTATAATAAAGATAATAGTAGATTATGGCATATGTTCTTCTTCGATGCTGAATAGTCGTTTTCATTGACTAAAGTATAGAATACTGCTAAATTAATAGTAAGGAGAATTATATGGATCAAAATAGATTTGACGATTTCAAAAAACTAGTAGATGGTATGCAGGGTGACTTTGACAAGTTCTATGTAAAGGGTAATGGTGCCGCAGGTACTAGAGTACGTAAGCATTTACAGGAATTGGCAAAATTATGTAAAGAAGTACGTAATGATGTTACTGCTGTAAAAAATGCTAGAAAAGAGGCGGATAAGTCAACGAAATCCTAGGTAAATACGTTTATATACTTACAAGGAGTAAGTTATGAAAACATTAATAGCCGCAGTAGTATTAGTAGCCAGTTCAGCAGCACTAGCAGGTCCTTATCATGGACATAGGCACCATCATCACAGACATTGGCATAGTCCACCTGCCCATCATTGGGTAGCACCTTTGATCATTGGTGGTGTAGTTGGTGCTGCTATTGCTAGTAATCGAGCAGAAGCACAGCCACAAATTATCATGCAGCATCAACCAGCCCCTGTAGTCACATATAATTATGAGAATGTACCAAATTTAGTATGTCCAGCAGGTACTCAACTCATTGAAGAAAAGGGTTGGTATAAGGACCAAATGGGTAGAGCAATTTATGGTACAATCTACGGATGTAAGTAAGTCTATACCAACAGATATAGTAACACCAGAAGAGGATGAGGCCTGGAGCCTTTTCCTCCGAAAGTATGAAACCCTAAAATTGCCACCTGTACAAACACAAAAAACAGACATAGAAGAGGAGATTTATAGCGATGGCTTATTCGGAAAAAGTGTTAGATCACTATGAGAACCCACGCAACGTAGGTTCATTCAATAAAGATGAAGAAGGAGTAGGTACTGGTATGGTTGGCGCTCCGGCTTGTGGTGATGTAATGAAATTACAAATTAAGGTAGACAATGAAACAGGAATTATCACAGATGCGAAATTCAAAACGTATGGCTGCGGCTCAGCGATCGCAAGTTCATCACTCGTTACGGAATGGGTCAAGGGTAAGACGTTGGATGAGGCGGGATTTATTAAGAATACTCAAATCGCCGAACATCTTGCACTCCCCCCAGTTAAAATACATTGCTCGATTCTTGCTGAAGACGCTATCAAAGCCGCAATAAAAGATTACCAATTAAAGCATAATCCTGTCAACTAAAATCAGGATTAAGGCGTTAATAGTAATGTAGCAGTAAATAATGCTACTATTTTTTAAAAGAGGAAACTTAAATGAAAACATTGATCGCAATTATCACTACTGCTTTCGCAGTAACCGCTTTAGCACAAACCGCTGCTCCTGCCGCAACAGCAACCGCTCCTGCCGCTGCTAAGAAAGAGGAAGCAAAGCCTGCTGCTAAGCCTGAAGCAAAGAAAGAGGAAAAGAAAGCAGAAGCAAAGAAGTAATAGTAGTTCGACGTAACCATAAACCAGCACAGCCTAAACAGGATTTTGAAGACACAGATTTTATAGTTGTAGAAGATGACATAGTTCCTAATAAAAATAGAATTAGAGTCGTCACTGAAACACAGACACTTTCATATCGAGTTAGGTTAAGGTTATGGTTAAGTCGACAATTAGCATTATGGAAATTTGATGCTACATATGGAAGGGCCTAAGGGCCTTTCCTTTTACAGACGGAGTTATTATGAAAACTTTAATTACATTTTTAGTCACTGCTTTATTAGCAGTAAATTTGGCTGCTTGTAGTAAAAAAGAAGAAGCCAAACCAGCTGAAGCAGCATCTCCTGCCGTCGCACCAGCACCCGCTGAAGCACCTAAGGCAGAAGAGCCCAAAGCAGAGGAAAAGAAGTAATAATAGGGCCTTAGGGCCCTTTTTTATTAAATATTATTATGATCACACTAACAGAAACTGCCGCAGAACGTGTTAAGTCCAACTTGGCTAAACGTGGTAGGGGTTTGGGCATACGTGTAGGAGTAAAAACTACAGGATGTAGTGGTCTAGCCTATGTATTAGAATATGTGGATAACCCAACATTAACTAGAGATCAATTTGTCTATGATAGTTACGGTGTCAAAGTTTATGTAGATGGCAAAAGCCTTGTGTATGTTGATGGGTTAGAGATGGATTGGGTCAAGCAAGGGCTCAACGAAGGATTTGAATTTCGCAATCCTAACGAGAAAAATCGTTGTGGATGCGGAGAAAGTTTTAATGTCTAAACACTGGAGTATACTAGATACTAAAACTTGGATAGCCCATGTGGAAAATCGTATTGAAGATATGGATTATTATCTCAATCAAACCGTAAACTACTGCGAAGCCAACAATATAATCAACAATGAAACAGTATTTACCCTAAGTTTTCTTACCATATTATGGGTAGCATATATGCGTGAGGAGCCCATAACACGCAGGGAGATTTTTGAGTTACTCTGTATTAAAGATTGGGAGAATTTACCCGATGCCCCCGTAGAATTAGGGGAAAAACTAGCAGATTTTGAACTCAAGGACATATTAGATCTGGTAAGTAAACAAATGCCAGCGTTATAACCGCTTTTAGTTGACATTTCGTTACAGTTCCACTACAATAAATAAAATACTATAGGAGGTACCATGTACAAGTACAAACTTTGGGTTCGTATCAATGAATATCAAACAGCACACACCATAGTCTATGCGGAAAATGACTATGCTGCCAAAATGCTGGGTGAAGCACAATATGGTGTGGGCAATGTATTGAACTATACAAGGGAAGACTAATGAGTATGCATCTTGAAGGACCGTGGCTCAGTACTACAGGCAAGCGTAAGGGTAAAGTAAAATTCCGTAACGCTGATGAGGCACGTAAGGCAAGGGAACTTGAGGAAGATTGGAAAAATCTCCAAAAGAAGTGGGGCATAGAGCAGGAGCAACGTAAGCAAACTCGTGCTATGAAAACCCCTACATATCAGCCACCCAAACTGAACTATCGTGGAATTGATGCTCCACGTATTCCCAGCCTAAATAACGGTGTAGACAGTGCCAGTGCCACTAAGGCAGAGGCTAAGGTTTATACCGGCACTAAGATTAAAGGAATAGGGACCATGCATAAGAGTAATGCTGTGCCAATCTTCAGCGATGATGAGGCACGAGATATTGCTCACATGCGTAGATAGCCTTTAATTATCCAGCGTAAAGGAGAAAAAAATGATACGCATTGTTAAAATGCTACTAGTTCTAATTGCCTTGATAGGTTTAGGATGGGTAGGTTATAAAGTAGTAATGTTTAAACTGGATGAAAACAAAGAGATCAATATCAAAATGAGTTCTTTGAAACATACTCCAGTTGAAAGTATGACTAGGCAGTTAGAGTGTCTTGCTCGTAATGTTTACCATGAAGCAGGTAGTGAGCCATTTGAAGGCAAAGTAGCAGTAGCACAGGTCACATTGAACAGAGCCAACAGCGGCGTATTCCCATCAGACCTATGTAAAGTAGTTTACCAAAAAAACTTAGTCTATGAGAAAGTACTTTGCCAATTTAGTTGGTATTGTACTAATCCTGCTCGAAATAAACCAGTTCATGCTGAAGCCTACAAAGAAAGCGAAAAGGTAGCTAGAATGGTCATGCTCGAAGGGTTCAAACTACCCAGTTTAACCGAAGCCATGTACTTCCATGCCAAATATGTAAATCCAGGATGGAAGCGTGAAAGAGTAGCAGTAATAGGTCAACATATTTTTTACAAGTAGGAATCTAAATGGAAAAACTCAAACCAATTATCAATATCAAAGAACTTTTTGATAATTTAGCCGAAAATATTGGGCATCTTAGTGCCGAAACATTGGCTTGGATAGCCGTAGTTCTTATCCATATGGCCACAGTACCTACTCTAATTGCAATACTAACTGGATTGACCGAAAAGATGCCTCCAGTAGATTTGGTTGGCCTAGTTTGGTTAGGCCTGTTCATGTTCTTTCTCCGAAGTGTGATTGCTAGGGATTTACTCAATATCATTACAATTGGGTTTGGTTTCTTTATTCAAGCAACACTTATGGGATTGATCATTTTTAAATAACCAAAATCACTGACAGCTCATATGAACGGTTGTATAATATGAACTGTAGTAAATGTTTTCAACCCACACACGGAGTATGTAATGACTAAGTTTTTGGTAGGATTTGTTTCAGGCATTGTAGTAGCCACAATTGGTTTTAGCGGTGTAGCCAGTCTTGGTGACAAAGGCGTGGATAAGATTAAGGAAGTATCACGTGAGGCCGCAAAATGAAAAAATTACTATTAATTCCAGCATTTGCCGTTTTGGCTGCTTGTTCAGGCATGGAGAAAGTACCTGAGCGTAGTTCATACGCACAACCAAGTTGGTATGCCAAATGCGCCCAAGAAGGTCGTGAAGGTTGGTTTTGGATGGCCAAGGATTATGTCTATGCTTGTGGTGCTGGCGAGAGTATTTTTGCTCAGGCCGCAGAAGAACAGATGTATGCCATTGCCCTTAACAACTTTGCCAAACGTATTAATGGCCGTGTTAATAGCGAAACAAGCATTGAAATGACTGATAAGAAGCGTACAACTCGTACTAGTATCAGTTACAAGGTCAGTGACACTACTGTAGTAGATCATGTTCAAAAGGAACAAGGTCGTTTTACTATGGGAGGCAAGCATTATACTTTCGTACGATTAAAAATGCGTAAAGAAGTATTTGACCGTTTGATCCAAGAAAATCGTGACCGATGAGATCTATTCAACTAGGCCTAGCAGTCTTAGGTGTAGTATATTTGGCAGGGTGCGCCAGTGCCCCTCCAAAGACAGCACGTCAATTCTGCTATACAAGCAAGGATATCACTGTCAAGAATGGTGAGCGAGTAGATAGTACCACACAGGTTCGTTGTAACGATGATCCTATTGAAACTATTCCTACAGCTCGTATGGGTATTAGCCCAAAATGTTTTGAGAATCCATATCGTCATCAACTGCCCAATGGGCGTATTGTACAAGGAATGAATTATGTTTGCCAAAAGCGGGATGGTAGTTGGGAAATTATTGACGGTCGCGGTATTAACAGTAGGTAGTACAGCTCACGCTCAAATAAGAATGAGCGAAAGTATGTACAAACTTTATAATGCCATTGTAAAAATGACCGATGGGTTAACCACAGATGACAGGCGCAAATATGAACAGGCTGTTTATACGGCATTGGCAAATCTTGACAATGGTGAATTCGTTAGGTGGTACAGTGATGACAGTTATAATCACGGCATTGTTGAAGTTGTAGCCACTGCTAAGTTAAGTGGTCAAACATGTAGACGTATATATACTACTGTGATTACTGAAAAGTCTAAAACCGCTGAGGAACGTTGGGCTTGTTATAACGAAAGTACAAAGTTATGGGAGTTCTTCAAATAAATACTTTATGGTTCTAGCATTCTTAACATTTTTCACAGGGATAGCAATTTCAACAATTGCTATCTATTATTCAGTTCTCGGCCTCGCTAGTATATTCAGTGCGGCTGCTCTTAGTGTCATTATAATGGGCACCGTATTAGAAATTAGTAAACTAGTCACTGCTTGGTGGCTTAAGGCTAATTGGTATAGAACACCTTGGACTCTAAAAGGCTATCTAACTATAGCAGTTATAACACTAATGTTAATAACCAGTATGGGTATATTTGGTTATCTTAGTAAAGCACATAGTGATCAAAACCTAGTTGGTGGCGACGTACAGGCCAAGTTAAGCCTTATTGACGAAAAAATCAAAATAGCAAGAGAGAACATAGAGGGTAGTAGAGCACAATTAAAGCAAATGGATGCGGCTGTTGATCAAGTAATGAGTCGTAGCACTACAGAACAAGGTGCAGATCGTAGTAACCAAATACGTCGTAGTCAGGCCAAGGATAGAGAAAGACTATTCAAAGAGATTGAGGCAGAACAGCGTAAGATCACAGCATTAAATGAAGAGGCGGCTCCAATACGGGCTGAAGTACGTAAGGTAGAAGCTGAAGTTGGTCCTATCAAATATATCGCTGCTCTAATCTACGGTGATAATCCAGATAATAATCTACTAGAGAAGGCTGTAGTTTGGGTAATTTTAACCATTGTATTTGTATTTGACCCATTGGCTGTATTATTATTATTAGCAAGTCAAATGAGTTTCCAATGGGCCTTTGCCGAACGTAAAGGTGATACTAGTATATTAGCCAAAATCAAAGAGGAAATGCGTCCTAAAGGTCCTGAAGAAACGCCAAAAGAAGAACCCAAATACGAACCTGATGATGGGCCGTTAACTGACAAGCAAATTGAACAAATACAGGAAACTGCTCCTAAACCTGTTGAACCAATAGTTAAACAAACTTATCTTCAAACCCCTGGTTACTTTTTCAAATGGAAACCTATGAAAGTAGATCCCATAAAGGAAGAGCCAAAACCAGAACCTGAGATCGTATCAGCACCTTATCAAGTTTCAGAACCTATTGTAACAGTAGATTCTACTGAAGTAAAAGTTGATACTCCATCACAGGGCTTAGAACAAGAAGAAATTAAAAAAAATGTAGATAAAGTTTTTGAAACTCCACCAGTGGTTGCTATTCTTGATCCAGTACCTGTTCAGAATCAAGTAGCTAAACCAGAGGAAGATGAATTAGATCTTTCAAAAAAAAAAGTAGCAGCTAATGAAGAAGAAAAAATAATTCTGGTGGATGAAGAAAATGATTATATCAACAAACTTAAAAAACGTGAAAAAAAATTGATGAAGGCTTGGAAAGATGCACATCCAGATGACACTATCAAACAACAACTTAAACTAAAAAAAATGGGTCTAATAGATCGTTTACCTTGGCAAGTTGATGAACTAGAAAAAATAAGAGCTCAAAATGAACTTAGGAAAAATTAATGTAATAACACCACCGGATAAAATGTTTAACCAAAGTCCCAGCATACTTTTGGTTAAACCAACAAATGAAACTAAAGAAGGATTTCAAAAATACATTTGCCAAATTATAGAAGAGCTTAATGTTTTTGTTTTCGATGAAAATGAAACTGATATTGATTGGTTATTAAGCGTACATAATTATGCTGATGTTACTATTATTGATATAGACAATTGTGATCTTATTACAAGAAGTTTTGTAACCTTTATGATATCACAATCAGATACATACTATATTACAAAGGATGAACTGACTCCTTATAGTTTAATAAGTAATAGTAGAATATATGATTTAGATAGTATCCCATTTTTTAAGAGAACAGATATTTCAGAAGAAGGTGAAGATGAATAATTTTAATGGCAGAAAAGTAATTTTACGTGAAGATGAAGATATTAATAGAGCATTACGCAAGTTCAAAAAGAAAGTAGAGGATAGTGGTATATTGGATGATCTACGTAAAAAAGAATTTTTTGAAAAACCCACTACCGAACGCAAACGCAAACACGGTGCCGCAGTAAACAGATATAGAAAGAAATTAGAAAAAGAAAGATTACCAACTAAGCTTTACTAATCTCTAAAACCCTAATATAATACACACATGGCTAAACACTTAATGGTTGATTTGGAGACCTTGGCGACCACACCTAATGCTGCTATACTCAGTATTGGTGCGGTGACCTTTGACCCAAACTCCTCAAATATATACAACGATTTTTACTACAGAGTAGAACTAGAAAGCTTTGACGGATTGGATAGTTACATTGATGATGGTACTATTGAATGGTGGAGCAAACAAGATCCTGCTGTACAAGAAGAAGCATTTAATCCAGAAGGTAGAGTAGATGTTAGAGATGTATTAGAAGATTTCTACAAGTTCTGTATGGGTGCTACTCATTTTTGGAGTCATGGCAGCACATTTGATATCATCATTTTAGAACACTATTTTAGACAGTTGGGTAAACCATACCCTTGGAACTTTTGGCAGGTCAGAGACACACGTACATTGTTTGATTTAGGCTATGATCCAGAAATGCCTCAGGCCAATAAACATCATGCTTTAGAAGATGCTGTTCGTCAGGCCATAGGAGTACAAAATATGTTTAAAAAACTGGGTAGAAAATTTGATTGATGTATAAATACATTTGGTGCTTTATATAAGACCATTTAATTCTTGCTTAATTTAAGGAGATAACAATATGAGTAAGGTAATCGGTATCGATCTCGGTACTACTAATAGTTGCGTCGCCATTATAGAAGGCGGCAATTCCCGTGTAATAGAAAACAGCGAAGGCGCACGTACTACACCCAGTATTGTAGCCTACACAGATGATGAAATCCTTGTAGGTGCCAGTGCTAAACGACAAGCTGTTACAAATCCAAAAAATACAGTATATGCAGCCAAACGCCTAATCGGACGTAGGTTTAAAGAAGAGACTGTACAAAAAGATTTAAATTTAATGCCCTATGAAATTTTTGAAAGCACAAAGGGTGATGCTTGGATTAGAGCTCAAGGTAAAGAATTAGCTCCTCCACAAATATCAGCAGAAGTATTACGTAAAATGAAAAAAACTGCTGAGGATTATTTGGGCTATGAAGTTACACAAGCCGTAATCACGGTTCCAGCATATTTTAATGATAGTCAACGTCAAGCTACAAAAGACGCAGGCAAAATTGCAGGTCTTGAAGTATTGCGTATTATCAACGAACCTACTGCGGCAGCATTGGCCTATGGTGTTGATAAGACAGATAAAAAAGATCGTAAAGTAGCCGTATATGATTTAGGCGGCGGTACTTTTGATATTAGTATTATTGAAATTGCCAATCTAGATGGTGATAAACAGATCGAAGTATTAAGTACTAACGGTGATACGTTCTTAGGTGGTGAGGATTTTGATCAACGTATTATGGACTACTTGGTTGATACCTTTAAGATGGATCAGGGGATTGATCTTACTAAAGATGTATTGGCTCTACAACGTCTTAAAGAGGCAGCTGAAAAGGCTAAAATTGAACTCAGTAGCAGTGCTCAAACAGACATTAATCTACCATATGTTACTGCTGATGCCAGTGGGCCAAAACATATGAACTTAAAGTTAACTCGTGCTAAACTAGAAAGTCTAGTAGATGACTTGATTGAGCGTAGTATTGCTCCATGTCGTACTGCTATGAAAGATGCTAATGTAACACCAGCAGATATTGACGAAATTATTCTTGTTGGTGGTATGACACGTATGCCTAAAGTACAAGAGGCAGTTGAAAAGCTATTTGGTAAAACACCACGTAAGGATGTAAACCCAGATGAAGCAGTAGCAGTAGGTGCCGCAGTGCAAGGTGCAGTATTAAGTGGTGAACGTAATGATGTATTACTACTTGATGTTACTCCACTAAGTTTAGGTATTGAAACATTGGGCGGTGTAATGACCAAGATCATCCAAAAGAATACTACAATCCCAACAAAGGCCAGTCAATCATTCAGTACTGCTGATGATAATCAACCCGCAGTAACTATTAAAGTATTCCAAGGTGAACGTGAATTTGTTAGGGATAATAAATTACTTGGTGAATTTAATTTGGAAGGTATTCAGCCTCAGCCTAGAGGCGTGCCACAAATTGAAGTAACCTTTGACATTGATGCAAATGGTATTATGAAGATCAGTGCTAAGGATAAGACTACAGGTAAAGAGAACAAGATCACAATCAAGAGTGATAGTGGACTTAGCAAGGATCAAATTGAAAAGATGATTCGTGAAGCCGAAGCAAATGCTGAGGAAGATCGTAAACAGCGTGAAATTGTTGACTTGCGTAACCAAGTTGACACACAGATCTATCAGATCCGCAAGGATTTGAAAGAGGTTGACTCAACGCTAACTCAAGCTGAAAAGGATAATGTTGAAGCAGCCATAGCCAGTGTATTGACCGAATTAGCCACAGGCAATAAGGAAATAATCACACAAAAGATCAGTGATCTAGCAGTGGCAGCACAAGTTATCTATAAGGCTAAAGAAAGCCAAAGTCAACAAACTGATAAGGACGTTACTGACGTAGACTTTAAGGAAGTTAAAGACGCGGCATAATGTGCTTATAAATAGTCAAGTGGTGCTCGGGTGAGGCCACTTTTAATCTTGCTTAACTAAGGAGAAATTGAAATGACACAAACACAATTAACTAGAATGGACACAGCGGCTTTAAATAGAGCGCTTATCGGTTTTGATCGTATTTTTAATACTATGGAGCGTACTTACGCTAATAGTGTTAATAACAACTACCCACCTTTTAACATCGAACGCAGAGGCGATACCTATACAATCACTGTAGCTATCGCAGGCTTTGAGCGTGAGGAGATTGATGTCAGTGTGGATCAAGACCAACTCATTATTACAGGACAAAAGAAACCTGTAGTAAATGATGATGAGCTTGAAACACTATATAGAGGTTTAGCTCTACGTAATTTTGAACGTACATTTGCCTTATCAGAGCATATGGAAGTCAAAAGTGCTGAAATCAAAAACGGTCTACTGACCATTGTAGTAGAAAGAATCGTTCCTGAAGCATTATTGCCAAGAAAGATTCAAATTAAGGAAGCCTAACAATCAGGGGGACTTAGTTCCCCCTACTACACGGAGGCCAAAATGGCTGTTGATACAGAAATCACTACTGATATTAAATTAGACGAAAAAGTTAAACAGAATATTAAAGAGCCAAAAAAATGGCATGTTGTATTTTTAAATGATGACCATACTCCAATGGAGTTTGTAATCAGTGTATTAATTGAAATTTTTCATCATAGTAACGAAACTGCGACTAATATTACACTCCAAATTCATGAGTCTGGATCTGGGATCGCAGGTACATATAGTTTTGAGATCGCGGAAATTAAAGCAGTGGAAACTACTAACTTAGCAAGGGCTAATGGATTTCCGTTACAGATCAAACTGGAGGAAGAATGAGTTTAAGAGAGATTACTAAGGATCTACATCACGAAGCAGAAACAACTAAGTTTGCCAAAATGTTATTGAGTGGCAAAATCAGTAAAGAAGATTATGCTAATTATTTGTATCAACTATTGCCTATTTACGGACCAATTGAATTTGGTAATCGTATGTTAGGACATTTTGCTAACATACAGGGTATTGAAAGATTACCGGCAATTTATCAAGATTTTATGGAATTAGCTGGTCCAGATCACAAGTTTACTTGGCTACCACAGACCCTAGCCTATCATGACTATTTGGTCCAACTAACCAATGACCTTGATCGTAGGCACTTGCTCAAAGCACACTTGTATTGTCGCCACATGGGTGACCTAAATGGTGGCTTGATCATTAAGAAGCAGGTAGCACACATCAGCAAGGGTAAGTTTTATGAGTTTGAAAATCCTGATCAACTTAAAGTAGCAATCAGATCCGAACTAACAGATGATTTAGGTGATGAAGCTCGTGTGGCCTTTGAATGGGCCATTAAGATGATGAGGGATTTATATAATGGAGAGTAAAGTTTGGGATAGTCTAATTAATGTACAGCATTTATTAGAAGACAATTTCACTCGAACTGGCACAGAAGTATTTGAAGAAGGCATGGATAGGTTCAATCAACCAGGTTGGGTCAATCGTGTCTGGAGCAGCGATAGTTATCGTCGTGCTCACGTAGATGTAGTAGATGCCAGAGAAAAGAAAGGTTTGTGGATGATGCATTGTTGCGTATTTCCACATACACATAACCCAGCTCCCATATTTGGTTTTGACGTAATAGCCGGTAAGAATAAAATCACCGGCTGTTTTTATGACTTTAGCCCAACTACCAGAAGAGATCATCCCATGTTAGAGTGGTTTGAGCATGAAGTCAATAAGATGGAGTGGCGTAAGGAAAGAGCACTTCCAGATTGGGCACAACGTATATTCAGTAAGAGTATGGTGGCTGCTGGAAATGTCCAGGACGAACACGAACTAAATCAAATCTTTAGCATGGCTCGTACTGGTGTTGAACACTATCTCGCCAATGTAGGTGAAACTAATGGACAAGGGGATAGTAGAGAAGCACAGAATTTCTACGCACACAACCAAAAAATGAACCCACATACACCTAAAGTGATGACCAGTTTGGGATTAAATGAGGAGGATGTTAGGGTATTCATCCAGGAGTGTTTGTTCCCAGAGCTACGCTAAATACTTGACTATGCGAGCACGAGAATTTATTTATGAAAGTACAGGAAAAAATCTAACTATTACTACGCTGATAGGAAGAATAGGAAGACCTGATAAATTTGCCGATGCTATAAAGACTCCAGGAACTACTTGGAAAACCGCTTCCGGTGAGGTGGTAGAATTAGATCCTAGTCAAGCTGAAGATGTAAGAAAATTTCTTAACCAACAAGCAGAACTACAGAAACAAGGGCAACCAACTCAGCAGGGCAGCTTGACATTAAAACTTAAAGGTGACGGAACTATACCTAGTGGTTCTCTAGTTAAAGATGCTAAACTTACAGGTGGTGGTGCCCAAGAAAAAGAAAAAGTAGGCAAAGAGATACAGCCAAGTTCATTTTGGGGCATGAAAAATATTCCTAAAGAACTACAGCCTAATATACAGGGCGATGTACCTAATACACAGGCTTTTATTGACGCGGGTGGATTTCCAGCAGGGGAGTTATTCGAAAGGTTAACAAATAATCCTAAACTTCAACAAATGAATCCTAAGCTGGCCTCTGCGATAGTAAATGCCGCAAATGAAGTAGAGAATGGACGAAACCCCAGTGTACCAGCAGACCTAAATCCAACTGAAGTTGCTGCTTTTCGTGATTATGCAATGGAATACCTTGGTATATTGAGTTTGATCAAAGGGGTCGTAGATTTTCCAGAAAGTGAACAATTTTACAAACATTTAAATAAATTAGGTGCCACTGATCTATCTGATCTAATACTTTATTGGCCACAAGATGTAAGTAACCCTCTAGCAGATAGTATGGCTTTAACTTCAGGGGAAACTGGAAAAAGTATTGCTATAAGTAGTAAAGCAGGGGAAACTGGTAAAGGTGCTGCCCCAAGCTTAGATGGATTAGAAATTCCAGACTATATAAGAAAAGGCCGTAGAGCATCTACCTATAAAGAAGTGCTTGAATTCCTTGATGTTGCTCAAAGTTCTAGTGGTTTGTTACAACCTTTTGAACTGGCTAATCTTCTTATCCCAAATGGAGACATGCCTATAGCTGAACAAGTAGGACAATTTGATATAGACGCAATTTATTCCTATTATAAGCTAAAAAATGATCCGAATAGAGATGAGGCCTTAGGTGTTTATTTTGATTTAGTCAGTCAATATGAACAAGGTAGAAAAAAGACAGCTAGTGGTAATTTACTTGAAAAATTAAGATATTATGTAGCTAGTGAACTACAAGAAGCTGTTAACGAAAAAAACGCATTACCTAATTTTCAAAGTGCTATATTAGAAATTTTAGGATATAATTTTATCCAACTTAATACAAAGAAACAGGGTAATGAATTTGTAACGAAGGTAAATTGGCCTGCTAAAATTAGGGGTAAAATTACTTTAGAAAACAAGTATGGCGCTACAGAAACTGGTGCTAAACTTTGTTGGAAGTTATGGTAAATCCCACAAACAGGAGCAGTACAATGAACCAGTTATTAGATATGCAAGTAAAATTTTTCCTACTTTTTTGGTACCTGCCCTACTTCATAATGGGCGATATGGATGCTTGGCAAAAGATGGGTATTACCATGAACGGTATAAAACCCATGTGTAAGCAATAACTACTTTCCCTGTACTAGATCAGCAGAAAATACATTACCTACACCCACGTCGATAACACATGCCTTGGTTTTTCCACTTTGTAGTATGGTCCAAGTATTATGCTCTTTGCTGATCCAAAGACTCATTACACTTTTGGGATCTTCAATATCTCCGTACCATACGGGATTTTCACCCGCACGTTGTAGTTCAGCAAATATGGCCTTGGCATCACCGCAACTGACTTTTTTGTTTATAGTATCTAAAGGAACGTTTTGTTGAGCCAATACTACTCCGGGTAGTAATAAGAGGCCCGCTAGTAGTAGTTTCATATTGACTCCTAAGGCCCCCATTTACAACAAAGGGGTAGCGAATCCCTTGTTGAGGCTCGGGGGTGAGCCACATAACCCTAACGGTCCTAGGGCATGTTACTCGTATTTATTGTCGGTGGGATAGAACCTGGTAATACTTCGCCATAGGTCACTATTTGGGCTACAACTATCTGTACAATTCAAATGTAAATATATACCACTCATCCTTTCTTCAAAAGCCTTGAGCACTTTGGGGCTATAGATATAGACAAATTTGGCCTGTGAATGTATAGCACGATCCACAGCAGCATAATCCACCGTAGTCTCATAGGTTTGTTGTGCTAGGACATTGGGTTCTACGCTAAAGTCTCTTTTATAAGTATCACCGTGTAGCCAAGTTATGGGTTCATCAGGTAGTACAACATCACGAGCACGATCAGCCAAACGTGTTACCGTATATCCATCCATTCTTAATTGACTTTCTGTTACAGGGCCTATACAATAAATTTTTTTATTGCGTAGGGTTCCCTCATAGTAGTAGACAGCATTAGAGTGTGTAATAAATACGCTATCAGTTTGTATAGGACAAACGCTTAATACGCTGTTTACCCTCAAACAAGGAATCCAAATAGAGTATTCATTTGGTAGTTTAGGTTCATTAATCTGTGTAAAAATCTGTATGACCATGTTATGTATTTAAGAAGATTAAATAAATTTGTAGCAAAAAGGGGGAATATAATTCCTTCGGCTGAGTACAGAAGCAACTTCATAAAGGCTCTGCGAAGTAGTACAAATAGTAGAATACAAAACGCTCTACTCTACAAATGAAATATGTAGGCATTTTAATCTTAATTTTTGGGCTTAGTTTATTATTGATTCCGGCAATAGGTATTATTGTCGGGATTTTAAAAAAGTTATTATGAACATACGTAAAGTTGCTGATCGAGCAGGAATAGAATTAACTGAAGAAGTAGAATTTTTTGCTGAATTATTAGCAGAAGAGTGTGCTGAAATAGCAGAAAGTGCTTGGGCTGTAAATCTTCCAGCAGGACCTATTATACGTAGGCATTTTAATCTAGTAGAGCCTAAACGGTAAGTGTAAAAATAAATACTAGATGCGATTCCGAGAAATCATCAAAGAACTTTTAGACCCTAAACTAGCCATAGATCTTGAATGGGCAGAGGGTAGTGACTATATTGCTGCCAGAGGTAATGTCACAGTGACAGATCCTGATGGCTTTGGCGGTGAATATGGCAACGAACAAGAAGTAGAACTAGAAGTAGAATTTGGGGAATTTCCACATAGAAATCGTAAAGAATACGAAGTTCAATTTAAAGTAGGCGATAGTTATGCTATTACAGGTGGTGGCAACGCTAGTGTTATTTTTGCCACTGTTATACAGGCCTGTAAAGATTTCGTGGAAATGTATAACCCAGATAGATTATTCTTCACAGCAAAAGAGCAGTCCAGAGCAAGAATGTACGACACCATAACTAAACGTGTGGCCAAGCAGGTAGGATGGCACGTTATACCATTTGATGAAATACAAAAAGATCCATTGTATAGGAATAATAGTGATAATGGGTTCGTGTTTGTCATAGGGAAAGGTGCTGCACCTGAAAAATGGTCTAGTGCTCAACAGCCACAACACGGTAGTTTTATGCCTATTTTCTATGTATATAATGTAGATAAAGATACACCTACTGTGGCAGTTAAGGTTAGGGCTCCAAATAGAGAGACTGCTATTACACACGCCATGAAAATAGAACCCAGTTTTAAAGATTTGGATTCAATGCAGATACACGCCTTGAGCAGCCTACCCAAGCGTGAAGTCACTGATGTAATAGATGGGGGCACAGCAAAATAATATACTCAAAAAAGTTGACATTCTGTTAGACTTTTATTATTATAAAGATTATTGTTGTATGAAGGAAATTGAAGAACGAACAAGACCCCGGTTCGAATCCGGGCATCTCCAAAACAGGGGGGATGAATTGGTATCGATTGGCGTATGATAGAGGACTGGACAACACGAAAGGCGAAGGACGTTATCCTAGCAAACTAAATAATCGCAAACGACGATTACTTTGGAGAAATTCGCCTAGCAGCGTAAACTCCACGGGGTTGGTAACCTTGTAACTAAATAACCAGTGGGGCATTTTGCCCCACTTATTCGTTTGAGTTTATATGAGTTACACAAATATATTTTTAGATATCTATAATACAAATTATTGGCGGGATCAGGAAAGTCGAAGTGGCACAGGCTCTAGTGTGGCAATGACACGTAGGCTAATAGAAAATTTACCCAATATATTCAACGAATTTCAAATAACCAGCGTACTAGATTTACCCTGTGGGGATTTTAATTGGATGCGTCTAGTACCATTATTAGGTATAGATTATACTGGAGCAGATTTAGTTACAGAAATTATAAAAGATAATCAAATCAAATATCCAGATGTTAATTTTATAGAACTAGACATTATAGATGGTGCTATACCATATGCTGATCTTGTTTTTATAAGAGATTGCCTAGTACATTTCCCCAATGATCTAGTATTCAAAAGCCTATACAATATATGTTTAAGTGATTGTAAATACGTATTGACTACCACATTCCCAGAGCACGTAAATACTTATGATATAGAAATGGGTAAGTGGCGTCCGTTGAATCTTGAAGCGGCCCCATTTAACTTGCCTAAACCAAAATTCATTATAAATGAGGGTTTAGTGGGTGACGCATACGATAAGAGTATGGCGTTGTGGACCGTTGAAGATATTAAGAATAGCCTAATAAACTAGCAGTTAATGACAAAAATTCGCTCGTTTTAGTTGCTCTTTAGGGCAACTTTGCTATATATTATACGTTATCAAGACGTACAGATTTTATAAGGATAAATTATGACAGTAAGAATTACAGTGACAGATAAGGCAGTAAACGCAACCTACCAAGATGTATCAGGAGTGATTGGTGGTGGCGGAGCAGGCACAGGTGCCGAATTTGATGTAGTAAAAACTAATGGTGTATACGCAGTAACTTTGGATGAAGAAGGTTCAGGTTATGTAGCAGGTGATACCATTACTATTGCTGGTGCGAATTTAGGCGGTGCTACACCCGCAAACAATTTAATCGTAACAGTTGGTACAGTAGGATTAGGTGGTAAAATTGCTACCTTTGGTACTGTTGGTACTGGTCGTAAGGGTGATGGTAATATTGACATCTTAGTTGATGTCGAGGGTGATCCATTAGACATCGACACTTACACATTCACAGGCGACAGCACAGATTATACACTGACCTATGATGATGGTGATATTATTGCTACCAGCAATTTAGCCACTAACTTAACTTTTACCCTACACGATCACGAGCGTGTGGCTTTTGATGACAAACATCTAGCCTTCGACACCGTGGATAGTGACTTGGGTGAAATCATAGCCCTAATGACCGCTGCTCTTGGTCAGGGAGATGTTACACCAGAATATATTGGTGCCGGCATGTATCTAAGAGAAGAGCTTGGTTGGAGTATTAAAGATATTGCAGCCAAAATTCTAACCAGCGATGAATACCTTGCTGATGCAGGGGATGCCAAAAACACAACTTTTGCCAAACACGTTTGGAAAAATACTTTTGGCGTAGATGGCACATACGATGAGATTGCCGCAGTAGTAGAGGTAATCGAAAAATATGGATATTCACAAGCTGATGTTTTGATGGTTGCTGCCGATAGAACAGAATTACTCAATCAAATCAATCTAGTAGGCTTACAGACTACTGGTGTTGAGTATGTTCCATTTGGTGGTTAATTTTAATTAAAGGAAATTTTATGAAGAAAACTATTCTTGCAGTAGCATTAATGGCCGTTGCCGGTGCTGTACAGGCACAGGTAACAATGAGTGGTAAAGTAGGCGCTTATGCCGATCGTACAGAAGTTGGATCACGTAGCGCAACTACAGTAGCCACAGAACCAACTAACAATATCAATATCACAGCAGTAGAAAAAGTTGGTACAATGACTGCTCGTGCTGTTATCGAGACTAGCATCGGTGATAATACATTTGGTACACCAGGCACACGTCTTGGTGATCGTCAAATGACTGTAGGTATTGATACTGGTATGGCTGGTTTAGCATTTGGTCGTAACACACACGGCCTATTCAATACTATCGCAGGCAGTGATGTATTCGGTGCTGTATATGGCTCATTAGTAGGTGACGTACATAACCTACGTGGCCTACGCTTAAGTGACAGTGCTTTTGTTACACTAACTCCAGCCAAAGGTATGGGTTTCGGTGTAGATCGCACTCAGGGCCTAGCACAAGAAGTCACCGTACTCAGTGGTCACGGTAAGGTTGGTCCAGCACACATTAGCGTAGCACGTTATGATGCGGGCCGTGAAGAAAGTACCGTTATCGCCGCAACTACAACTTTAGGTGGTATTAACCTAACCTACAGTCACAGTGATAACAAGGGTGCTTACGCACACAAAGGTGACCTATTTGGTGCCTCACGTAAGATTGGTAATATGACTGCCAAAGCCAGTTATGGTCGTACCAATCGTGACGTAGATGCCTATGCCATTGGTGTAGATTACCATATGAGCAAGCGTACAGATTTGGTAGTAGCATATCGTAGCGTAGATGCTAAGGTAGCAGCCAATGATGTAAGCCAAGTTGGTTTTGGAATCGTACATCGTTTCTAATCTAACAGAATGGTTAAAAAGGGACTTTAGGGTCCCTTTTTTATTCACCGTTTTAGTAGACAAAAATAAATAGATTTTGTACAATATTTGTACTATACAAACTCACAGAGGATTAAAAATGTTTGGATTAATTAAATTTATTATTGCTTTATATAAGGCAGGATTAGAGTTACTAGACCCAAACCGAAACGAACTCAGACACGCACCCATAAGTATTAGGTATATTGCTAGTATTCTACTGGCCTGTTTTTGGTGTTTGGCTTTTGGATTATGGGCCGGTGAATTATACTACATTGGTTTCAATATGATTGGTCATATTGCTGTTGTTAGTATGGCATTTGGAACTTGGGCAGTATTTCAGTATGTAAAATACAGATACAAGCCAAGAAATGAATACGAAATTCTTCGTGATCCTAACAGACAACCCAAATGTTATGAACTAACAGATGAAGAAAGAATGAAGGCCGCTACTCAAAATTAGACTTGACAACATTCTTTAAATATCGTATAATAATTACTTATTAATACACTTGGAGTCATAAATGATCACCCTAAAACAGTTTATGGAAGTAGTTGATTATCGTATCACCGAGGGTAGTGACTATCTTTGGCGTTGTTTTGGTGACAATGCCTATTCTTTGACCAGTTGGAATGAAGATTACGAAGGGCACAGCCTAAACATTGTTTTTGATACCAAAACTCAAGAAGTCTATATGGCTGAAGTATGTGACTATGCTCGTAGTCGTGCCTACAGATTGATCAACCCTGACCACCGTGATGCCTACAAGGCGTATGCTCGTAAGCATAATGAACAGTATGCTAACCAGGCTTGGGATGATGTTGATTTTATTGATTTAGAAACTACAGAGGATTTTATGTCTAAGAGTCGTGCTATTGTAGAAGATCGTGACTATGACCTTCGTGTTCAAGTCCCATTAGAGTTGGAGGATGACGAGTTATTCAAATTGATGACGTTAGCACACGAACGTGACATCACGCTCAACCAAATGGTAGAACAAATTCTACGTGAAGTGATTGAGCGTGAAGGTGTAAAAATTTAAATTAACCACCATCCACCTGCTCTAAACACGCAGGCTACGCATTGATAAGGAACGCCTATAACATAGGTGTTCTTTTTATCAATTTGTTCTCCAAACTGAGGCTGAATGGTAATCTTACCACTGCCCTGACCATATTCATCCTTAATATAATACACTCTACCTGGTACACCTTGTGGTAATGTGATGGTTACAGCACTGGCACTATTGACCCCAATGTATTCATCATCTGCTGTGGCTGTATAACTTGTGGTTGTTCCATACACAGATATTAGGTCAGCGCCTGTAGCACTAACTGTAATATTACCAGTGCTTTGAGTGATATCAATACCAGGTCCTGCTGTAAGACTTAATACGCCTGTATTACGCACATTAAAACTTACTGAGGGTCCTGTAGTTACTAGACTATTGATATCTATACCATCTTGTGCTGTTGGGGTAACTGAAGTGATTACTCGATTATCACCATCATATACTTCAATACTATCCACTTTATTAAAGATAACATCAGCATCTGGACCAACGTCCTGCTCCAAACTAATAATACCATCAGCAACTTCGATAAAGTTGCCAATTCTTACTACTCCATAATCTGTTTTACTTGTACCTTCGCTCAAATAACTCATCGTCACCCCTTATTAATAAAATATTGATCCAAATTG